ACAATACCAGAAGAAGATAAACCAATTAAACTTGTTTCAATTACTTCTGTAACCAGTCATAAGAACCGTCAGTTCTTTGCTGATTGGAGAAAAAAAGTTGGGGAAAAGCAAGCAGATAAAATTACTAAACAAGCAACCAGTCGTGGAACTGATATGCATACACTGGTGGAAAATTATCTTTACAATAAAGACCTTCCATCAGTCCAACCTTTATCTGATTTTCTCTTCAAAATTGCAAAACCAGAATTAAATTGTATAAATAATATTCATGCTCTTGAAGGTTCTCTTTACAGTAAAGTTCTTGGTATTGCAGGAACTGTAGATTGTATCGGAGAGTATAATGGGGAGTTGGCAATAATCGACTTTAAAACTTCTAAAAAACCAAAACCAAGAGAGTGGATTGAACATTATTTTGTTCAATGTATGGCATATGGTTGTATGTTATACGAGATTACTGGTATAATGGTAAAGAAATTAGTCATCATTATGGCTTGTGAAAACGGAGAATGCATTGTTTATGAAGAATACGACAAACAAAAATACATTAAATTACTCACCGAATATATTAGAGAATTTGTTAGAGATAAACTTCACCAATATGAATGATAAAGTAAAGGACGAATTAAATAGTAAATTTTTATGTCCTCAAAGGTTTGCTCAGGATATAGAAAACATTGTAAAAAATTCTAAAATTAATTATATTGACGCAATCGTTACTTATTGTGAAGAGAATAGCATTGAAATTGAAACGGTTTCTAAACTAATTTCAAAACCATTAAAGGAAAAAATTAAAAATGATGCTATTGAATTGAATTTTTTGAAAAAAACTACTCGTGCTAAATTGCCATTGTGACCCCATTTGATGTATATAAAACTTACTTAGCATTTAAAAATCATTTTACAAAAGAAAATTACGATTACTTTAAATATTGTGGAAAGTCCAGAGCATCTCTGGACTCTTTTCATAAGAGGAAAGATAGATTTTTCTTTGAACGAACTTCTAGACAGAAGAGTGATGATGAAATCAAAGCATATTTTGTTGCAAATTTTGTTGAATGTAATGACCCACAATCACTTTGGATTGGTGAAATTATTCGTAGTGGGGAAGAAACATATACTAATTGGTTGAAAAAATCTCAGAGTCTTTTTTATTTGTTTAAAACTGAATGTGAAGTTTTTATCCAAAAAGATAATTTTGAAAAATTGTTTGAGGTAAAAAATAATCAACATCCAGAAATTCTTAAAAAGTATTTTCAAAAAGCAGTCAGTTTAGAAACAATGGTGATATTGGATATGATATTGGGTTATGTTAAAAAGTTTGATAAAAAAATAACAGACCCAGTGTGGGAAACCGTTAGGTTAAGAATTATAAAATACAAACCATTTCTAAATATTGATGTAGCAAAGTACAAGAAAGTTCTTCAGGAGATTGTGTTATGAGTAGATTTTTTGATTCGGAACAAGTCAGAGAATCTTTACTTGAATTGGAAGAACTTCAGCAGAGTATTTTTGATGAATTGTTTTCTCTTCCTTTCTTTGACTCAAAACAAAAAAAGGAACATCTTGATAAGATGAAACTTTTTTTAGAAAAACAAAAAAATTTTGTTTTTAGATTATCATTGTCTGATGACCCAGAAGCAATTGAAATGAAAAATAGAATTCTGGATTCTGCCAAAATGTTTGGACTGAAACCAGGAGACAATTTGAATGTTTTCTTTGAAAAACTGGAAGAGTCAATCCAAAACCTTGAAGAAACACTTGACAAATAACTTCATTACTGCTACAATTAATACGTACAATACGTCTCAATACTACTAATACGGAGAATACGAATGTCTTTTGCTGATCTTAAAAAGCAATCCAAGATGGGTTCTTTGACCGAGAAACTCATCAAACAAGTTGAGAAACTCAACGATGGTGGTTCCAAAGATGATGATAGGTTTTGGAAACCCGCAATGGATAAAGGAGGAACTGGTTCTGCAGTAATCCGTTTTCTTCCTGCCCCCGAAGGTTGTGATCTACCTTGGGCACAAGTTTGGTCTCACGCATTTCAAGGACCTGGTGGATGGTTGATTGATAATTGTCTTACAACTCTGGGACAAAATTGTCCTGTTTGTGAGAAGAATCGTGTTCTGTGGAACTCTGGTTCTGATAAAGATAAGGAAGAAGCACGTAAACAAAAACGCAAACTTTCTTATTTTGCAAACATTTATGTTGTAAAAGACCCTGCAAATCCATCAAACGAAGGAAAAGTTTTTCTTTATAAGTTTGGTAAAAAAATCTTTGATAAGATTAGTGCTGCGATGCAACCAGAATTTGATGATGAAGAACCAATTAATCCTTTTGATTTTTGGAAGGGTGCTAACTTCAAACTGAAACTGGTGAAGAAAGATGGATATTGGAACTATGATAAGTCTGAGTTTGCAGCACCTTCTGCTCTTCTTGACGATGATGATGAACTGGAATCAATCTATAAATCACTTAACAACTTGAATGATTTTGTTGCTCCAAGTGAGTTCAAGTCTTATGAAGATTTGAAGAAACGTCTTGATTACACTCTTGGTCTTAAAGGAACACCCAAGTTCCAAGACCCAGAAACAATTGATGAGGAAGAAGAAATTGAAGTTCCAGTTAAGCAATCTGTTTCTTCTCGTTCTTCAAGTTCTTCCAGTGAAGATGAGGATGAAGATGATGCACTATCGTACTTTCAAAAACTAGCAGAAAGTTGAAATAGTTAAGGGAGGTTTATAACCTCCCTTTTTTATACCCCTGTTATTTTTGGATTATAACCACGTTTTGTAGTTTCATTTACATATTGTGAGGATTCATCGTACTTCATAATATTCTTCATATCACTGATGAATACAGAAAGATATTCTGGTTTTAGAATTAAAATTAACCTTTTATTTTCATTTTGATCAACTTCATATTCATAATTTGTAACTGCTTTAAAACTATTTTTTGTTGATATTGTACTTCCTGTAGTACTTGTAATTTTAGTATCTTGCTTTTCTGTGGATATTTTTATTTTTACACCAGGTAATGGAGTTGCCATTTTTTATTTTTATTTAGGATTGAGGTAAGAATTTAAACACTGGAACAACTTTTCCATCTTGAAGTTCCCCAACAATTTCATATAATGATGGATCTAATACAACGTCATTTTCAAAAACAACATCACCAACTTGTATAGTTGTAGATATATTATTTCTTCCAATAATTGAAAAACTTCCACCCCAACTATTTGGCCAATCCGATAAAGTATTTGTGATTGATATTGGGGTATTAGTATCTCTTGCTTTTACTTGCAAGAAAGATTTGTTAGTTTCAATATCCTTTACAATAGTATCAGTATTTTCGTTTGTTACATAATTCCCAAAAACACGAACAAATTGATTTAAGTTAATTGTGATTACATTTGATGTATCTTCACTTGGAAATTCCGATAGATTGTAATTTAAATCTGTTGAATTTGTCGTAACTGATATTGTTTTTCCTGGATCAACTTGCAAACCACCAGGAATAATTAATCTATCGTATTCATCTCTGACTTCTATTGTTTCATAGTGATGGACTTGTGCAATTGTTTCATCATCACCATATTTGTCCAGTAGATATTTGTAAAGACTATTATTATCTAAAGGCCATTGGTCATTTAGATTTGTAATATTATTTGTAATTAATATTACCCAATCAAGAGATGAATCATTATAAACTTTTTGTGCTACTTGGTCTGGTCTCTCATTATCTATTATTTGGTAATATTCAAAGGCAGAAACTGCATTTGCAATATCATCTCTAAGTTTTGCTCTTTTAAATAGATTTTTTGTTACAGTATAATCGTCATTAAAAGATTGATTTGGAAAATTTGAGACGTACTCAAAGTTGGGAAGTTCTCTGAAGTATGACATATTAGTATCCTATATCGTTTTCTGTGATTTTATCATAATCACCAGATAGACCATCAAATATTGTATCTTGATAATCACTTTCGTATATGGGTTCAATTTCTTGAAATCCTAAAGACATTGTATAAGAAACTGGTTGTCCTTCTTCGTATGCTGACCACTGACCATCAGGTGCATAGTTCACGGATACTCCTTGAAGAGCACATATTTTAAATTTATTTACACCTGCGATTGATTTTCCTCCCACAGTTTTATATTCCAACTTAAACACATTAGGAGAACCAAGAAAAACTGATCTATAACCAGCACCTTTTGTTGCATTAAGTTTTCTTGCAGCACTTCCTTGCTTGAAGAATCTGATGATTCTTCTTACATCTGCTGCCTCTCCTTCACTTCTTGGACTAAAACGATATGCGAATTGAAATTGACGGAGAGTTGGACCTCTGAATAAGAGTTCAAGATTTGAATTTGGAACCAATCCAGCACCCCTTGCCAAAATACTTTCCGGGGAAACTTCAAATCCAGCATTTTTTAATATCATTGACATTAGTGCTGTTTTTACCTCTGGCATATTTAAGTCAGCACCTGCCATCCCCAATAGTGCCAATTGATTCATTGACCCAGTTGGAAGACCTTGCCCGTTAGTTTTTGCTTTAGTTATTTGGTCAAGTAATGCAGTAGCAATTTGCACCAATCCAGTACCTCCCATATTGCTTCCTACATATCCAGTAGCTGCCATTGTCATATTATTCATTCTATCGTCCCCCCATTCCACATTGTTGGAATCCGAGATTCCAGAAGGAATTGGAAGAATGACTGTTCCTATTGGGTCTTTTAAACCACCTTTTAATGCACTATTTCTTTGAACTCCTTCAATGAATATGGATTTTGTGATTACTTTTTTATCTGGTTCTGGGTCAAATAAATCTTCAAGAGGTGGTTTATAATTAAACATTGTAATGTGAAGGGTATCTTGTTGATTGTCAAGAATATTTTGTGGGTACTTTAAAAGACGTTTAAATAATTTTTTTTCATTGAAACTTGTAAAATTTTTATTATTTCCTAAATTAAGTCCAGGGTCAAAAAAGTTATTTTGTCCTGGTGATGCTGAAAATGCTGTTCCAATTATTGGAAATGAAGGTGGATTTCCTGACCCAGTAGGGTCATTGTTAACAATAAATCTTCCTTGATTTTGTGGTTGTGCTGCAGCATTAATCTTATTACCTTTTGCCGTTCCTCCTCTCGTTTGGAAAGCAGCATAAGATACCTTATTGATAGTTAACGCATAATCTTTTGCTAATTGTGTGGGTTTATTTAAATCTCCATCCTGAAATAATCTTGGGTCACTTATTGCTGCACTTGTCCAACTACCATTTAGAAAAAATACAGCAGGAGCAATTACATTATGTGGAGGTTGCTCTTTAAGTTGATAATCTCCATTTTTATAATTATACTCAATTCCAAGTCTAAATGGAACTGGTCCAGCATTTGATGTATAAAAATTATCGTTTAGTATTATCCAGTCAGACATTTATGGTGCGTCCCAAACTTTGGTTTTAAATACTGGTTGTCCTCGTCTATCCACAAATTTCTCTGTTGGAAGTAAAGATACTCCTGCCCATTCTCCTTCAGGCACTTTAAAGAAATCACTCATTACTCCAGAGAAGAGATATTTATGTAAAGTTTTCTTGGGTGCATTTACAATACCTGATTTATTTAGATAAGAATTTGCAACTGCTTCACGATACTTTGGTGTTAGGTAGTGAAGATTTGAACCAAAAAATGAACCTTCTCTTGGATTTACTTCAATGATATAAGATAGTGGATGCATATCCCAATAATCATATCTTTGAGGATACTTGGCACTGTACATAAAAAACACTAAATCACCTGGAATAATGAAACTTGTATCCAACTGATTGATATCTTTTTTGTTGTATTCTAATAAAGAATTCATCAATGAATTGACATACCAATTGGTACTTTTATATTTTCCTCCTGTTTCTTTTATAATTTCTTCTGCTATCATAATTTGATACCTAATTCTTTTTCTGTCAGAACACGAAACTCATAATTTCTGTCTGCACAATATTCCTTTGCTGCTTCCCATTTTGCTTGATTTACTGCCCAAGTTTTAACAGCATATGCCCAAGATTTTGTTTTTCTTTTTGGATTTGTTTCTGGCATTTTTAAATCTTTTTGTGGTTTAATTTCTACAACCAGATGTCTGTTATTTCCATTTTTGTCTTTATATTTAACGAAGAAGTCTGGGAAATATCTGTGAATTTTATTATCAATTGGAGAACGATAAGGAATCCAAAATTCTTCAGATTTCCAACCATTTACACTTTCAGTTAGGTCACAATATTGCATAAACTTCAATTCATATGATGACCTATAAACTATATTTGTTGGGTCACCATTATATTTTTCTGGGTTTTGTGGTCTATATTTTCCTTGCCTATATTTACTATCTTCGTTACGAGGCATACATATTATATAATCTTAATCGTATTTATAAATGGCAACTAAAGGACAAAGAGCAGGACAACCTGAAATTGGACCTTTATATACGAAGATGACGACTCCTACGGGAGAACTTCCTGGTGCGTTGGATATTTTTGGGAAGTTATCTCTTACGAGTCAATTTAAAGTATCGTTGCATTTAACTGATAATGATACTGAATTAATGGGATGGTTGCGAACTGCAGGGATTACCGATAATTTACAAGTCTCAAAGTTGTTTGATTTTTATTGTGCAGAAACTGCACTTCCTGGTGCAACTTTTGATGTCACAGAAGAAATCGGTTCATATCAAGGGATAATAGAAAGATTTCCAACTAAAAGAGTTTATCCAGATGTCACAATGACCTTTTATGTTGATTATGATTATAAACTCATTCGTCTTTTTGAAGAATGGATGAATTATATTAATCCACTTTATACAAATTCTGGAGAAGTGCAACCAAGTTCAAAAGGGCAAGGAAATGCCAAAAATACTCCAGACTTTTTTAGACTAAGATATCCATCATCCTATAAAAGAATTATATCAATTGTAAAATTTGAGAGAGATTTTAATACACCCAATCCAAACCAACCTGGGGGAGTTATACAAGATGTTCCCAGAATAACTTATCGTTTAATTGATGCATTTCCTACAAATATAGCAGCAATGCCAGTGACTTATGAAGGAAGCACAATTACTAAAACAATAGTCACTTTTAGTTACTCCCGTTATGTGATTGAAAAACATAATGTGAGGAGGTAAATAAATAAAAGCACTGAAACATTGAATTATGCCATTACCAAAAATTTCTACACCAACGTATGAATTGGTTTTGCCCTCAACAGGAAAAACAATTAAATACAGACCATTTTTAGTTAAAGAAGAAAAGATTTTAATTCTCGCACTGGAAAGTCAAGATACGAAAGAAATTACAAATGCAATTAAGCAAGTATTAAAAGATTGCATTTTAACAAAAGGAATTAAAGTAGAAGAACTTCCAACTTTTGATATTGAGTATCTATTCTTGAATCTTCGTTCAAAGTCTGTAGGAGAATCAATTGAATTAGTTATTACTTGTAGTGATGATATGCAAACTCAAGTTCCAGTCACAATTTATATTGATGAGATTCAAGTTCAAAAAGAGGAAAATCATAGTACCGATATTAAACTTGATAGTTCTTTAGTTTTGAGAATGAAGTATCCTTCTTTAGACCAATTTATCAAAAATAATTTTGATTTTAATACCGAACAAACCGCATCAAATATTGAAAAATCTTTAGATATTATTGCTTCTTGTATTGATATAATCTTTAATGAAGAAGAAAGTTGGGCAGCATCTGATTGTACTAAAAAAGAATTAACTGCTTGGATTGAAACACTTGATTCAAATCAATTCAAACAGGTTGAAAACTTTTTTAATACAATGCCAAAACTTACACACAAAGTAAAAGTTAAGAATCCAAAGACTGGAGTGGAAAGTGAAGTAACGTTGGAGGGTTTAACATCTTTTTTCGGTTAAGTATGGCTTATATGGAATTGGAGTCATACTTTAGAATTAATTTTGCCTTGATGCAGTTCCATAAATATTCATTAACTGAGATTGAAAATATGATGCCCTGGGAAAGGGACATTTACTTAGCACTTTTACAGCAACATATTGAAGAAGAAAAATTAAAACAGCAGCAACAAAATGGTTAGTTCTGTTCTTAGACCAGAAAAAATAGTAGGAAGACAGAATACAAATAGAGCAGCAGCACAGAATTTTATTTCAGGTGGTTCTGTACTTGGTGCTTCTGTTATTAATGGTGCTGCAAATAAAATTGTAGGTTTTCAAAGAGCAGGAGTTCGACCAGCAGCTCCAGCAATAGATAGCATCGTAAGCACAATATCTACAAATATCAATAATAATTTAACAAGTGTAATTAATAACACACTTCAAGGATTTTCTGCTGACTATCAAAAAAGAATAAAACAAGTAGATAATGCAAAACCAATTGGTATTCTTGGTAAGTTTTTAAATGTTTATAAGACTGCTTTAGGTTTTATAAACTTCTTTGGTAATAAAAAAAATATTGATAAAGTAAGAGATAATTTAGAGGCACTTAAAAAATCATTTACTGAAAGTTTTGAGGTTGCAAAATTAATTCGTCAAGTTATAATCAAAATTGTAAAGCAATTATCCAATCTTCCTGTTGCTTCCTCTTCTGGTGGTGGAGGATTAAATCTTGATGTTGATATTCCTGGTGGTGGATTAAAAAAATCTGCTCCAAGAGGACTTGGAGGAATGATGAAGGGCAAAGGAAAAATGCTTGCTCTTGGTGCTGGTGCATTAGGATTGGGTGCTGCCGGTGCTGGTGTTGTGAATGCACTTTCTGATAGTCCACAGGAACAAGTTGCAGGAGCATCACCAGAAATTTCTGGTGATACGATTGATAGATTTTCTTCAATTGTTGATAGATTTGCAAATGCGATTAGTAACTTATTCAAAACAGGAAAACCAAAACAACAACCTCCTGGTTCTTCTGCTGGTAGTGGTGCGGCAAAACCACCAGCACCACCTAAACCTCCTGGACCTACTGGTCCTGCAGTAAGTAGTGCTCCTGGAGACGAAAAACTCGCAGCATTTGTTGCAAGTATGGAAGCATCTTCTCCAGAAAATGCTGCCGATGCTATGCAAGTAATGTTGAATAGATCTGCTACTAGTGGTAAGGGACTATCCGATGTTTTATCTCGTTACGATCAATTTTCTCCAATTTCTGCTGCAATTTTTGGAAAGAGTGCAGATCCAGCCGCTGCAGCAAAATATGGACCAATTGCAGCAAAACTTTCAGGAAAAACTCCAGAGGAAAAATTCAAATATCTACAACAAGTTGCTGCTGAACCAGATGGATTAAATAAACTTCAACAATTGTTTGGTGGCGGAAATGCTGGAGTTGCTGCTACGATTTTAAATGATCCCAAATATTTGAATGCTTCCCGACAAAATGTAAAAGGAGCTTTAAATTTTTATGGAGGAAAGAAAACAAATGCTTCGGATATACAAGTCAGACCTGGAGGAAATAATTTTTATAATTTTACTGGAAAAGTTGGAACTTTAGGTTCACAACCAACTGGAACTACAGTTGCTTCACAAGTAGCAGCAGCACCAACAGCAACACAAATGAGACAAAAAATCGCACAGCAAGTAGCACAACCACCACCATCACAACAGCAACAACAACCTATTGTCATGCCGATTGATATGAGTGGTGCAACACAACAACAAACTGGAGGTGGTGGTGTGAGTGCCCCTCCTTCAACACAAA